GTAACTGCCTGCTGAAAAAGAACCTCCGGTACTTGTTTCCCTTTCCCTTTAGAGTGACTTCACCGGAAATGATGTCATCCCACTTGAATTGGAAGAACTCGCTTACCCTCGCCCCGGTTGTAGCCAGTATCTTGATGAAGAAGTACCTGTCCCTGTTAGGACAAGTTTTCAAATACTCAAGCAGCCTGTTGTATTCGGCTTCTGTCGGAACATTCTCCGTATTCAACTCCTTTTTGAACTTTGGTCGCTTCAACTCTATCGGCTTCTTCATCCATTTGCTGAAACGTTCAAGTGCGGTAATACGTAGGCGTATTGTTCTGGGAGACAATCCCTCATCCTCCAGCATCCGTACAAAACGCTTGTAATTGTCAACTGATACCTCGTTGGCGTATTCGAAATATTTCTTAATTGAAAATGAATATATTTCAATAGTGTGTGGAGAGTAATCTTCATCCTGCGTAAGGTAATACACAAATTCATTCATCAGTTTCATGTTCTTTTCTGAAACATCGCTTAGCTTCTCCAGAGGTTTAACATATTTCTCTTTTCGTGTGCGTGAATATCCAATACCAAGATAATTAAGGAACCCACATAGAGCATCTTTAATGTATGGCTTATCAGATAATTCAACGGCATTCTCTCTGATATAAGCCTTGTATCCTTTACGGTTTACCTGATAATCACTTTCAAGGAATAACTTTACAGCTTTAATGGTTTTACCAATAACCTCATAGCTTTTATCGGTACTATACAAGTGGGATACGTATTCTATAAATATTTTTTTATTTACTTCTTCCATATCAAATCGTCGTTACACAATCAAAGTCTTTCCCATACATGATATAGGCTCCACGTTTCCGAAGTTCGTTCACCAGCTGCTCGTTGGTGTATCTGGCCAGCCGTCCATGAAGCCTGTCCTGTTTTCTTCTTTCAGACGTGTGTCTGCTCTCACATAACCGGCACCTGCTGGTGTAATGGGTACCGGATTTCGTTTCATAGGCACGGAACTTTCTTTCCGGAAGGTTCCGTCCACACTCGATACAAACTTTCATGATGCAGCCCTCCTGATTAATCCCATGTTACGGTTTACAAGTTCGATTATACGGTTATGGTATGCGCTTGTTTTATTACAGGCCGCTCGTGATTGAATTACTTTAAATGTCTTTAATGATACCTCAACAGTTTCCATACGTTCTCCGTTTACTTTTGCTGATAAGATAAGACTATCCTTTTTCTTGTAGTATTCATTTTCATAGACACAGTGATGCATGCTGTCACCTTCATCTATGAACTCTAACACACTCTGTAAGACTTGGATTGATAGTTCTCCGTCTGTTATTCTTATTCCAAAGAACTTCTCTTTTTCTTTTACGTAAACCTTATTCTCCTTTTCTGCTTTTTTGCGCTTCTCTTCTTCTGTTACTTTCTTTTCTATCTTTTTATATGAGGCTAGTGCAATTTCATGCGCTTTGTACAAATCATCTGGGCAAATAAATTTGGGGTTGTGAATGTCTTTCCCGGTCATATTCATGAACGAAAGCGTATCAAAGTATATTGATGCATCAGTTATCACATAATGGTTTCTATGACAGATATTCATTTGCGGCATATATTCCAAATCTTGTTTATTACTCCTTACCATCCAAAGGAATACATCGTACTGTCCTTGTTTTACTATTGTCTCTGCATGCCTTGATACCAGCAGCATCTTCATACACTCTACAACTGACACGTATGGCAACTTCTCTATAGCTTTGCACCATCCGTATTTTCGTAGTTTTCTTGTGATGTTATAGTCTGGATAGAAATAATTACCAGTCACATCGAACACGTCTTCAAGTACATAATATCCATTACAGCTTTTATTGTGTTTTCTTATTACATATTCTGTGTCGTAATACCATTTGAAGAAATTTACTCCACGAGTGTACCTCTTTGATACGATTATCTCTTCTCCATCTGGTGATACCCAATTCTGATAAACTTCATTTATGGTATATTTTGTTGGATACCCTTTGTGGTTTATTCGTTGGACATAAAATGTTCTTATTACCTGCCATTTATTGTAAGTATGCACCACAGAGTAATATTTCGATTCTGTCAGATTATCTTTCTGTTGATTTTGTTCTAATATGAGATGATTCAGGCAGCTGCACTGATACCCTAATTCTAAATCCACCTCCAATATACCAGGAATCTGATATTCTATGTTACCACAGCAATGGCACCACACTTCACCGCTTTTCTTGTAGTATCCGGTTGATGGGAATATAGTCTTTGCATATTCTTTTTCTTTTTCGGATATAGGTCTGAGGTGTGTACTCATTTCAAGCACTAAGTTATTCAAGTTTATTCTTTCCATAGTTACATATCAAATAGTGACAGTTGTCTTGAATCAAATATCTTTTGTAGTTCCTGCTTCGTTTTCTTTCTTGCAGATTTTTGTTTCACCGGCTCCGGCTTTTCTTCTTTGACTGGTTCTTGTACTACTGGTTCCTGTACTGTGGTCGGGGCAACTACCTCCACACGTTCTTTCACATCTTTAACCTTAATGTCATCCTCGTCGTAGTAATGGACTGCCCATCCGTATACGGTTGCATCATCTACACCGACTGCGTTTCCTCCTTTTGCCAGCTTTCTGGCTTTCGAGTAGATATACTTGATACATTCCTCGATACTCTTGTTCGCTTTCCTGTAGGTTTCGGCAAAGAGAGAATCAGTCTTTGCACGATTCTCCAAATACGCCTGGATTGTTGTTTCAAAATTTGAACTTGACATAATAGTATTATTTTAGTTCCATCTTTGAGGTCGGTTGTTGATTCTCTCCAAGTAAGCAGCTATCTTCTTTTCCGCATCCTCACCGTTGCGGACGAAAATTCGCGTCTGTGTCTTGTCGCCTGGGATAGCTACATACTTTCCATGTTTCTCCAGTTCCCGATGCTGGGCGATTTTCAGTTCGGTTCCAGAAGGGTTCTTCTCCAAATCCACTTTACGTGGAAGCATTGGGTCATTTTCCGTTATCATTTTGCAAGATATTTGTTGATTATGTTACTCACTACAAGTCCGGCTTCATCACACATCCCGGCAAAGTTGTCAGACAGTGAAGCGTTTTTCTCTTCATCAGGTATTCGTTCTATGCTTCTCAGTTCTTTCAGTACGCGCTTTACCTGAAAAACTACCTGAGCATCTATTCCGTTTGATTCAAGTTCAGACTGGAACTCCAGTGCCGCACCCTCAAGTAAGTCTGAATAGATGAACAGCTTGTGCATCTTACGAAGCATTTCTACCTTGAACTCCGGGGTATAGTCCTGAAGAAGTTCTCCTAAAGAATGCGGTTCCAGCTCTCTTTCAAGGGAGTCAATCTTGTTCTTGATTTTCTGTGCTTTGGCAAAGTTCATGGATGAAATCAAAGCGATATACTTCTTTCTCAGTTCATTGAGCTTTCTTTCTGATTCTTGTCTTGTCATTTCTCTACTTTTCTGATGATTAAATACTTTGGCTCACCCTTGCGGAGATTGCTTAATGTCTCTTCGTCAACCTCTGCTTCTGTGAGTCCGTTCACGTTCATGTATTGTGGGAGACGGTATTTCTCACGTAACCTCCTGATCAGGTTCCAGTCACGAGTTACCCAGTTGATTGTGATTTTCATATCATTTTCTCAGGCTTTCACCGCTGAAGAGGACGGTTTTCGTTATCGCCCTCAGCCGGTCAATGGTTCTTTCCCCATATTTCTCTCTCAGCTCGTCTATCGTGAGGTTGGTGGTCAGGATAAGAAGCTTTCCTTTCTTCTCGGCTTCGTCTGCCAGCTCAGCGAATGCAAGCCTTTTTTCGCCGTATTTGACGCTAAGATTCTCTGTCCCTATATCGTCAACGTAGATGATGTGTTTTTGCTTCACGGCGTCCAAATCAGCGTTCATCTGCTGTGCATCGTAGCAGCTTACCACCTTGCGGCAGTAATGGTTAAGAACCAAAGGGAGAATCTTTCCGCAGATAAGGGTCTTTCCGCGTCCGCAGTTGCCGAAACACAGAAGTCCGCGACCTTCATTGCCGGCCAGCCATTCTGCCACTTCTTCGTACTCAGGAAGCCATCTGGCATTTTCTCCAGTGAAGTACCTGATACCGGCCCAGAGAACTCTTTTGGCATCCGGAACGGTTACCTGTACGACGTTAGGAATAGGGGAGAAGCCCGTATCTTTAAGCCGTTCTATTGTCTGTTGAAAATTTATCTGTTCCATGTTTACCAGCCTTTCTTGTATTTTTCCGGTGAATTATCCTTCAGAACTATGCCCACATCTGTTTTCGAAGGCACTTTCTCACGACTGGCCCAGGTCGCCAGCCGTCTTGGAAGCTCCCAGGTCTTTTCCAGTTCATAGCGCATCTTGGTTTCTGACTTGTTAAGTTCGCTCCAGTAATCGAAGAAAGCCCGAATCATTTCTTTCGGGTACTGGCCGACATAAGGGACTAACGACTGGTAGAAGGATTCTTTCCGGGAGAGAGTAGCGGCTTTAGCCGCGTCTTTCTTTGCTACTACGTTAGTAGTAGTTTCTTTAATAATATTCTTCTCCTTTATTTGCTTTGTGTCACCCGTGTGTCGCTTTTCTGGCTCTTTTGCAGGGTGTGTCACCTGCTGTGTCGCCACTTGTGTCATTAGCTGTGTCACTTGCATTCGTAAATTATTGATTTCCTGAATGATATTTGTGCCACTCATTGTGTCATTGCTTGTGTCACATGCTGTGTCAGACTCTGAGCCATTATACTCATTGTACTTTACCAAGGTTATTACATTCATTCCTTGTTCCTTGGAAAGAGTTATCATGTTCTCTCTTCTCAGAAAGGCAAGAAATGTCCGTACTTTCCTCTCAGACCATTTCCAACGCTTTGATAAGAATCTTATGGATGCAGGATATTGTCCTCTTGTATAAGAGACTTCTCGACCTCCGATACTCTCCATACGGGGCGTTGCCTCAAATCGTGCTGACTGAATCAAGTCAAGCCACGCTTCGCAACTGCTAAAAGTCCGGGCTTCATTCCACATATCATTCGAGAAGAACTTGCGGCTTAGTTTTATATATCCTTCCATAATCTTAGAATCTTACGTTAGTCAACTGTCTGCTATTGGAGTACACGGCCCATTTGCCGTTTCCGCTATCCACCAGGCGTAAATCCTTGACTTCGCCAAATCGTTTCAGATTCCCGCAAAGGTCAACGATCCAGCCAGCCTCCTTGTTAGGATGCGGACGGATAGCACGACCGACTATCTGATACCAAAGAGCCAGCGACATTGTCGGACGGGCCATGACAATCGTATCCAGTTCAGGATAGTCAAATCCGGTAGTAAGTACACCTACGTTGGCCACAACGGGTATCTCTCCGGCCTTGAACGCTTCAAGGATATGTTCGCGTTCCTTCTTCGGTGTTTCTCCTGAAACGATTGCTGTTCCGGGAATAGACCAGGTAAGGCGTTCTGCTTCCTTCAAAAAACGGGTGAAAACCAATATACCTTTTCGTTTTACACCGCTCTTGGGATTCATAAGCCTTTGGACGATGCTCACCAGAAACCCGTAGAAGTCGATACGCTCATACTCTTTTACTACAGACTTGTCCGTGTAGTCGGCTCCGGTAGTGTTCACCTTCAGGTTAAGTTCGTTCCATCCCAAAGGATTCATCGGATAATAGTTCAGCTTCGAAAGATACCCCATATCCAATAGAGTAGAGATTTGAACCTGATAGATTACCTCAGAGAACACGCACGGGCGTGTGCGTGTGATGAACTTCAACATGCTGCCGAAATCCCTGCTTGATGAAAGACGGTAGGGCGTAGCCGTCAATCCAAGAACTTTACATTTCAGCATCGAAAGAAATCTCTTGTACATTCCGTCTTTCGGGTTAACCAGATGGCACTCGTCGATGATGATATTCTGAAAATGCTGGAAGAGTTCCGGATGGTTGACTACGCTTCCGATAGTGGCGAAAGTTATTCTTGAAATCTCCTTTCGCCCGAATGAGGCAGAGTAGATGGAACAGTCCAGAACACCATACGAACAGAGCTTCAGATAGTTCTGTTCGAGTATCTCCTTACTTGGCTGGAATACCAGCGTGTGCCCTTCAAGACGGCTGGCGATGTCGGCAATCACAAGACTCTTACCGGCTCCGGTAGGCAGCACCATGATGGCATTGTTCTTCTTGGCCCTGTTAGCAAAGAAGCTGACCGCTGCATTACTGGCCTTCTGCTGGTAATCCCGTAAAACATAACTCATAATCCTTTCTCCTTACTCAGTTTGTCTCCCAAAGCCTTGTAATACTTGGTGAGTTCGATTAATTCAAAATCAGTCCATTTCTTCGCCTGCCTTGCTCTCCATGCCAGCTTGTCGAATCGTAGTTGCCCGATTTTAGCTTTCAGATTCTTTTCATATTGTATCAGATGGTCGGCACTGAACCGGTTGCACGCCCGGCATTCTGCGTGGGCGTTATCCTCGTCAAACCGTGTAGCCATGTGTCGGCGTGAATAGAAGTGTCCACAATCTGCCTGTTCGTATGGCTTTATCTGACCGCATGAGATACAGCGGAAATACCCGTTCGGCATACAATCGCGAAGCCGGATATAGCGGCTGAAAACTTTGTCGAGTTTGGCCACTAAATCCGGCTTCTTCTTAATCTTGATACCTGCCTTGTCAAATAACGGCAAAGGCTTTTCTTTCTTCTTTTTAGGTTTCTTGATGTAATACGGCATAATACATAATTTTAGTTTGTGATACCGGCAGGATTCGAACCTGCAAGGACTTACAAAGGCTTTAACATGGCCACTCTCAACCTTATGCCATCTCATTTTGAGACGCGTCTACCAGTTCCGCCACGGTACCAGATGCCCGTCTTTCCGGGCTGTCAATTATACTTCGATGATTACGATGTCAGGTGCAACACCTTTGATTGCTTCAATTTGTTCGTCAATCACCTTATTCTTGTATTCTTCAATGGCCTCATTCGCACCGGCAGAACCAAAGAAAGGGAAACTTCCCGCCCATCCACATCGGCGTAGATTTCAACTTCGATTTCTTCACAGGCAAAACCTTTGAAAAGAGGGATATTCAGTTTGAACGATTTTGGCAGATTGGAATCAACCACTTGAGAATAGTTATCCGTCTTGTTCCCGTTTTCCTCTTTGCTACGTTCTATATCCTGATTCACTTTCGCCTTGAAGTTCTTCAAAGTGGAAACCAGCATCATGTTCTCAGACTTATCCTTGAAGAAGGCACGGTGCATCTTGAAGAACTGGGACAATTTGATAGGTTCCCATTTCCTTTCCGCATTGATACCGAACTCCTGCATTTCCTTTGAAGCCTGTAAAACTCCACTAATTACTGTCTGGTAATAATTGGTTTCATCAATAGTCAAAGCCAGACACATCTTATCACGGTTCACAATGATATTGGCCGATTTCTGATTAATCAGTTCGACACGCTTTTCCAGCCATCTGAAGGGTGCTTCTATCGTTCCATTGATAACTACTCTCTCCGGTTCTTTCGGGTCAAGGGCTACGGATGCTTTACCTTCTCTCAATACTACTTCGATGGGGGTACCATTGTACTCTTTCGGTACTACCAAATTGATTTTGTTTTCACTCATGATTCTGTTCCAGTTTTACGGTTAATACTAAATACTGTCTTCTGCATTTCTTGTGGCATGATTGGGCGGCTATAAACCAGTTCACCTAACTTGTTGTAGAATCCTACCATCTTTTCTTTATGGTATAGGAATTTTGCACATTCTTCATTCTCGACGAACTCCGAACCTCTTTTGATGTGGTCCAAAAGTTCCTGTTTTTCTTCATTCAAAGGCTTTAGGCGTTCTTTGAAACTCTCCATAGCCTCTTTCTTCTCCATCTCGACATCGTTGATGGTGATTGATACCTCGGCCAAAGTCTCTTTCTTCTGAGCCAGTTCTTCGGGGGTGAATCGGTGAGTATATCCGATTTTCTCTACCGCATCGGCGTTGTCCTGAAGGAACTGCCATCGTTCCTGTTCAGGGATGTCTTGTCCTAAAAATTTGTCCATAGTCAAATAAACTCTTTGTTACGTTCGATTTAATTTATTATTCAAACTTCCAACAATATCCACCAGCAGTTTTTCTTTTATGATAACAGCAAAGTGAAATATTTCGGTAATCTACACCAGTATCTCTATAAGCATCCATCAATGTTAAATGGCGTTTTATCAAAACTCCATTTTTATCCAATTGAAGAACCACCTTTCCTTGCGATATAGCTCTACGTCTTTTAGCTGTACCGTAATTAAGATTGTAAGCATGGCTACACCATTCAAGATTTCCTACATTGTTGTTTGTTTTGTTTTCATCTTTATGATTTACAACTGGATAATTATGAGGATTAGGCAAGAAAGATTCAGCCACTAAACGATGAATGTTTACTGTATGAATACTTCCATCTTTGAATAGATTTACGCATCTATATCCACATCTGTTTTGTGGTTTCAAAATATGTGGTTTCTTTTTCATTAACTCGCCATTTTGAAGCCTTACATGACTGCATATAGATTTAACCCGTCCCATATCTGATACTTGATATAAACCTTCATATCCGGATATATCTTTCCAATTCTCACCCATCCCCATAGCTTAGAAATTCTTTATCTTTTTCTATCTCTTGTTGAATATGTAATAGAAACTCATTCTCGTTAGGACTTGGTAAATATATTCCTGCTTTAGCACTAGAATAATTCCGAAATCTTTCAATAGCGAGAGTCATTTCTCCCGTACTCAGTTCAGACGAGCTTCTCAAAGTTTTTATAATCTTTCCTTTTTTGTTCGTCTTTTCTTTCTCGAATATATCCCTATTACATAACCTCTTGAAAATATCGATTTTAACTTCCTCTACACTATAACCTGTTTCACTTGCGAACCAATTTAGAAGCAAATAGAAGTATCTGTTCTGGGCGAGCGTGCGGTTGGGCAGCTTCTTTCTCACTTCCACAACCGCCCGCTCCTGGAACAGTTTGTTTACATAAGCCTTGAACTTGGGTATATCGTATTCATTCTTCAGATTGAATATGCTCATAGGCTAGAACGGTAAGTCATCTTTGGGATTTCCATTCGCATCTACATCAGGTGGAAACGCCTGTGCCATGGTTGGCGTTTGTGTCGGTGACGGTTGCTGTGCTGGCACGGATGCTGGCTGGTGCATTGGCTGACGGCCTTCCAGTTTATAGCAGCGGATGGACACCATACGTTTTAGTTGTCCGTCCTGATTTGTCCATTCCCGACCTTGGAGGGAAAAGGAAACCGTTATTACATCACCGGTTCTGAACTGGTCAAGTTCGGCACATTTGTCACCACTTACTTCAAGAGGTAGAATGTTCTCGTACTGGCTTCGTTCACCTGTATAGGGGTCATAGGTTGTGGCATCAAGAATAAATTCACGTTTCACAAACGGGTTGCCACCGCTTTTGGATGGGATTTCTTGGGGCTGGCCAATATAGACCAGCCGTCCAGTTATTTGATTTGCCATATTAGTTTGAATAAAAATCTTTTATCTGTTGGAAAATCTGTCCACGTCGTTTTATTTCTGCAATTGCCTGTTCGTCACGAGTGATACGGATTTTACAATACTCATTGGGAAGGATATTACGATGCCAGTTGGCTTCGTCGTCGTAGGTTGTTACAGACAGAAAAACAAGGTTACAGCTTTTAAGATGAGTGCAAAAGAGTTGTTCCTGAACCTGATAATAATAAGCTTTATGCTTCTTCTTGACGTATTCGATTAAAGCTTTGTTGTCATGCTTGATAGGCTCAATAAAATCAAGGTAATCTGAAAGATAAAGAGTCTTTAATTCATCAAAATCAGTTAACTTTCCTTTATCGATACAAGCAAAGTCCAGGCTGCACTTGAACACGTTCATTTCATCTGACCTGACAACATACTGAGTAAAGTAGTTGTCAGGCAAAGTGAGAAGATACCTGTTCTCAAGAATGGCTCCCGTACGTAAAGCATCTATAGGGCTGGCAAAAGCATTGTAATAAGGCTTTATCCCGCTGACGAAACGCTGCATGAGGGCGATATGTGATTTCGTATTCTTACCACTCATCAAGGCATGAACGTCACCGCTTCCTATGTACATGGTTTCTGTCATATCTTTCCTTTCTTCTTGAGGTTGTTATATGCCATTTTAAGCTGTTCGCTTGTCATGTCATCAGCACTTCCTACATTGAAATAAGACAGTATGTTCTGCGCAAACTGATTGTCGGTCATCATGTAATCAACGACAATATTTTTCACTTCATCTACTGTAGCAGGGGTTTGCACTTTGGATTTGTTTTCATCAGGGTCTTCACCTGTAGCAATCTTATAGGCATTAAGTAAAGCGTATTTTCTGGCATAAGTAGAAGCCTTTCCAAATCCCTTGTCGCCTGGGTCAAGTCCACGCCCAAAACTTTCCACGTCTATGTATTCTGATGTGTTGTCCAGATTGATAATGCGTAGGGTCATTTTTATGATGTCCATATAGTTGATGGATTCCCCTCCACCTTCTTTGACAACTCTAATTATTTCCGATTTAACAAGTTCCTGCTTAATGGGAATACTGACAAGGCCATGCTTGGACTCGGCTTCTTTCACTTCCAAGGTGACATCAATGTCCTGTACTGCCTTGTAGGCATAATTACCTTTGCCTACGGTCAGGTTCTTTTCGATATTTTTTATCTCATTTGAGACAAGCTGTATCTTCTGATATAGATTTGGCTTTTCTTCCATAATAATTGGTTTTAATACATCAATTTTGCATGTTTTATCACGTCCCAGGCATTACAAGCCCATCTGCTGTGTGGCACGCCTTCTTTGGTCTTGTATCTTATCCTTCCGGATTCGCACAATTCTTTCAGCCTTTTGAGACCGCCTACTATCGAAGCTGCTTCGTATTTCCCGAAAGACTTGTTGTTTAAGACTATTTTCAATACATCTTCGTTTATCATAAGCATTTTATTTTAAGCAGATAATTGCCGAGAAACCCGGATACTCTGTTGCTGATACCCGATATTTCACGTCCATTTTGTTTTTAAGTGTCCCGATCAAGCGAAGGTCACGATTGCGGCGTGATGCTTCCAGCTTGATTCCGTTGTGCCGTTTCTTGTCATAGGGAACCTTGTAAATGTCCCCTTTCTTCATTTCGTCAAAAAGACGTACTGTTTGGTAGTTTTCGTCTACTGTAATTTCTCTAACCATAGTTAAGTATTTGATTGTTTGCTGGCAGAACGGGACTCGAACCCGTGACTTCCATGCTAACCCTTACATGGTGTTCTACCGCCTGAACTATCTGCCAATGAAAATGCCGGACTTTCATAGCCCGGCATCTACCCATTTTCAAACCATAAAAACTAATCTACTAAGCCAGCTAATGACTTAACCATGTTCTTGAAGTTGTCAAACTTCGATTCAATCTTTTTCTCTTCTTCCATGTAATACAGCATTGATTTTTTGTATTCTTCGGATTCTCGTTGCAGATTCTGTGTGTATGCCACGAGTTCATCATGCGTCATACCTTGTAATTCCTCATTTGTTTTCATGTCTATTCTTTTTAATGTTTTTTATTTCCGTTTCTATCTCCTTATCAAATAGCTCCCGTCTGTCCAGTTCCCGTGAGCGTGCCGTCAGAATGGCACTGATGTCCGCAAATTCATCACAGATGCTTTTTATTGTTTCTTGCAGCTCGTTCATTGTCCAGTCTGTTTGCGATTGAAAAACCAGTGATTATAAACCCGACAAATCCTATCCAGTACATAGCAGACAGGTCTTGATTGAAGTGCATTACCAGAACGGACAATGCACAGAGAAAAAGTAGTATTTTCATAACCGTGTGTATTAAATATCGTTCCCGTGGGCGTTCCGGTGGTTGCCTTACTGCTTATCAAAGGTCTGGTAAGCCACGGGTATATATAGTTCATGCTGGTGTCTAATCAGTGAAGATTGTCTTTGTAGCCGACCTACGGCCACCTGCAATCGTATAAGTGTCTTTTTGTTATCTGTGTGATTCGTATGCTGCGTTTGCTTAGTGCAGCCCTTTACTCATACTCTTTTCACACAGCCGTTATCGCTACTCAGTCGTCCGTTTCACGTCAGGCTTAACGGTAAGCCTAAATTTCCATCATGTCAAAGAACCAATCAAGTAGAACCCTGCCCGATTCTCGCTATCGGTTGCCGTTCAGTCCGTCAGCAGGGTAGGTGAGTTACCAGCGTGTAACTGCCATGCCTTGTGATAACTGAAGGTTAATGTAGTCCATGCCATCATCTTCAGGCAGGTTGTATTCTTCAAGAAGGGCTTCGTATTTGTCCACCTCTTCAGTAAGTACTTTGATGTATTCTTGCTTGCTGTCAGCATTGAAAGCCCTGCATAAAGTCTCTTCATCTGCGTTGTAGGCGAAGTTCAGGTCTTTGTACAGCCCGTCAAGTTCTTCTTCGATTTCGTGGCGTGTCATAGTCATGCGGCGATGTTTAAAAGGTTAGCTTTCTTGAAGCATCTGTATTCTTGTCTCTCAGTATCGAAGTACACCTGAACAGTGTCATTCTTCTTTCTGCTTTCACCAGATGTGGCTGGTATCAGATTTTCTTTCAGCGTGCCGTAGGCTTCACGAACAGAACCATCTACCTTTTTGAAGTAGAACTTTACGATTCTTTGCTTCATGGCAGCTTTCAGCTTCATGTTTGCCCAAGCGCATTTCATCGCTTCACTCATAGAGAAACCGTTTCTCTTTACCAACTGCCATGCAAGACTCATAATCTCGTGTAATAAATTCTTTTTCATAATCGTGTGAGGGTTAGTTGTTTTTTACTATATTTGTTTCGTATCTAAGTTTCGATATGCAAATGTACTTTATAATTCTAAAGTATCAAATAAATAGCTTTAGAATTATAAAGTACATAACATTATTTAACTATCAGGTTTCTTAATACATTATTATATGAAGAAAGATAATTGGGCGTTAGGATTAGGTATAGCCTCAATAGTGACAAGTTTTATATCTATAATGCTATGGCTATGTAAATATGAACCTATAACATGGACTTTGCTGGATACTATAATGACCATGCTTTCTTTAATAGTGGCGATTATCTCCGTCCTTTTTGCATTTAATATGTTTGGCCTGAGAAAGGAGCTTAAAAATGAGATAGATGAAAAATTGAAGGAGATAAGCGACAATCATGTAATTCATACTGCTAAAACCATGATGTACATGGAAATGCGTTTGTTGCATTTAGCAACCGAATTGAGTAAAATTGACGATATAAGACAGTCTATTTACATGATGCTTGATACAACAGAAAAAACTAAAAATAAGAAAGATGTGGATTATATTATTAACCAGTTAAGAGAGCTTGAAAAACGTTATGGAGACAGATTGTTCGATGATACATTCAAAGGGAAACTAAGGATTAGACTGGAGAAAGTTACCTCTTTCTCTGACAGTGCTCTTCTCTTCCTTCAAAATTTCAAGGTATGATTCTTTTGCGTGGTCGATGATTTTATCCGACTCTTCAAAAGGATTCCTAGGTCCTTGAGGTTCTTGATGATGCATAGGTTTGATACACAAAATCTTTAAATCATCATAAGACGACATAGAAGTCTTAGAGTCTTTAGAATCATTAGTACTCTTTGAATCCTTAGAAAACATAGAATACTTATCCATGCCAAGCAATGGGAGTAATACTTTTGTCCAAACAAGTATCACAGTCACGCATATAAGTATAAACAAGAGTAATAGCAGAACTTTAAACATAAAAGAACAATAACCATAGTAAAAACACCCACAATAGGTACGAGCTATCATGGGTGTATATATTAAACCTCCTCGGAGGAATGTTTAACCAACTTGTTCCTTTAACACCTCGTACTTGTTACGGTACAAAGATACTTTATAATTCTAAAGTATCAAATACAAGCTTTAAAATTATGGGAATTATTGAAAGATTTTTTGAAAGTATTGAAAAAGCAGGAATTTCTTCTTACGAAATTGAAAAGAAATACGGAGTTAAATCTGCTCAATCTAAACTTTCACAATTAAAGGAAGGAAAGACTAAAAGTGGAAAAGAAAAAACTCTCCCATCTGATTTATTATCTGCTGTATGTTCTGCAAGAGAAGATATTAATCCAGATTATATTTTAACTGGTCGCGGAACTCCATTGCGTCAGCAACCTGAAGTTACTCAAATATTTCACCCAAAGAGCATAGAAAAAGCTGAAGAAGATGGATTGATAACCCTTTATGATGTTGAAGCTGCTGCAAACTTGAAATCCCTCTTCGATAACAAAGACCAGAATATCCTTGGACAAATCAATATTCCAAATATCCCTAAATGCGATGGAGCTGTTTATGTCAAAGGGGATTCCATGTATCCATTACTTAAATCTGGTGACATCGTAGCATATAAGGAGGTACCTTTAGAAATGAGTCATATTTTCTTTGGAGAAATGTACCTTGTGTCAATAGATCTGGATGGAGATGAATACTTAACTGTAAAATACGTCCAGCATTCAGAAAAAGGTGAAGACTGGATAAAACTGGTAAGTTACAATCAAAACCACCAACCCAAAGATTTTCCATTATCTTCTGTGAGAGCTATGGCTTTGGTAAAATTGAGTATTAGAATGAACACAATGAAATAATATGGGACTTTATTTTAGGAAAAGGGTGAAGATTCTTCCTGGAGTGCATTTAAACATAAGCAAAACAGGGACAAGTTGGTCTGTTGGTCCGCGTGGAGCTTCAGTGAATGTGGGTAAGAGAGGAGTTTATGTGAATACCGGGATACCAGGAACTGGTATATATTCTCGGACTAAAATATCGGGAGGTAGTAGTAACTATGATAGAGATAAACATTATTCTTCTAAGCGTGAACAAGAAAATGAAGCAATTAATAGCAATCCGTTGAGGTTTATTTTGACATTTCTGTTTTTACTGGCTTCAGTAATGATTCCGTTACTTACAAGTGCTTCATGGATTTGGTTTCCTATACTCGCCTTAATTGGAATTTGTTGTGCTTTTATTCCTGATAGTAAAACGGAAGCTAATAATTTAAACTATAATGCTGATAAAGTAGAACCTATCCATATAATCCCGGATAAAGTTATAAACATATCAGAAGAGAAATACGTATCTGAAAATACTTCTACTCTAAAAGAAAATGAGTCTCATAGAGAAGAAAATATTTTAAAGGATTCCGTGATACATAAATTAGATCCATTATTTGAAGAATCGGCTCGTTTGGTCGTGAATCAGCAGCAAGGAAGTACTTCTCTTCTTCAGCGTAAACTTATAATAGGATATAATAGGGCAAGAAGGATAATGGGATTACTTGAGAAAGCTGGGATTGTTGGACCAGCAAATGGAGCAAACCTTCATGACGTGCTTTGTAAGGATGAAGTTGAGTTGGCTGAGAGGTTAGAAAACCTGAGTGATGACATGTTCCAAGAAACAACAAAAGATACTAATATAGAGGATAATTTTGATAAGAGTTCTCGGCTTGTTAATATTGGAATTGATTTAGAAAAAGAAGGAATGATTGATGAAGCTATTAATGTGTATGAGAAATCAATCATTTACAGATTACCGCTTAAGCACCCATACGAGAGACTTGCTATCCTTTACAGAAAAAGAAAAGATTATGAGAATGAAATCCGAGTTATAAAAATTGCAATAGAAGTCTTCATGAAAGAAAATGAGAGAAGAGCCAATATGGTAATTGATGAGGATAATTCTATGTATAATCAAGTAATGCAAGCATTAGAGACCAACGAAAGTATTAAGTATGAAGATGGGAAATGGGCTTTCGTTCAATATGATGTCATGAGTTATATAACAAGACTAGAAAAGGCACAAACTTTACTTGATAAATCAAAAAACAAAAAGGAATGAGAAGAGTATTGACTTTGTTGATGGGATTGTTCTTTTTCTGCACATTTCATGCACAAGAAGTAGTAAGATATGTAACGGCAAACCTAAATTTAAGAGATTCTCCTGATGTAACATCTTCTATTATTACTCAGATTCCTAGAGGTACTGCAGTTCTAATTGATGAGGATTGTGATTGCAAATGGATTCCTGTTAGTTATAATGGGTATATTGGATATGTTTCAACGAAGTATCTTTCAAAAGAAAAAGTTTATTATTCTTCTGAAAATCATTCATCAGGACAAATAAGATATTATACTAATTCTAGAGGTGAGAGAGTTCAGTCTCCTACATATTATTCTTCTGCACCTCCTGGGGCAACTGCTTTATGCAGAGATGGAACATATAGTTTTAGTAAAAGCCGTAGAGGAACTTGCTCTCATCATGGTGGTGTTGCAAAATGGTTAAAATAGAGATTTATGATAGTAACAACAACAAATAGTATAGAAGGATATACAATAAGAAAATATCTTGGGGTAGTCAATGCGAATGTTGTAATAGGTACAAATCTGTTTTCCGATATTGCAGCCTCTTTGACAGATGTATTTGGCGGACGTTCTGGAAGCTACAAGAGTAAATTGACTACAATTTACGATGAAGTAATGAAGGAACTGACTGGAAAGGCTGAAAGTTATCATGCAGATGCAATCGTCGGTTTACATGTGGATTTTGACGAAGTTTCTGGCGGTGGCAAATCCATGTTTATGGTTTCCGCATCTGGGACTGCTATTACATTGGAGAAAACTACTCAAGACAGATACTTTCTGTATGACTTACTTGAAAAAATTTACGACTATAAAGAGAAAGGAATATTGACGGAGGAAGAGTTTGATTACGAAAAGAATCGAATTTTGAATCAACACAGAAATCCTATCTCGGAAGAGTATAAAGGCATTTGCCAAGAGCAGAAGGAAAAGGAGAGGGAAGAGCTTTTGCGTGAGGAAAGAATAAACGAAGCTAAGGAGCTTTTAAAGAATCGTACTGGGTGCTCGATTGATGATATAGAAAAAATTGATGAATATCAGCTACAGGCTGTGTCCTATGATGATATTGATTTTGACCCCAATGATTCCATGCAGTATATAATCTCCAAGTTCATAAGATTAAACCGCGTTCCTGAAGCGTGTAAATTCTATATGGAAGAAACGGGCCTTGAGGATTTACAGTCTGCAATAGATTTTTGTCTCAATGTATATAAACAAATGTCCTCCGTTGATGAGGAGAAAGTTGCGGCTCTTATTTCCAAACTCAAGGTGTTAAAGAAGCGTGGATTTATAGAACAAGCAGTATCAGAATATCAAAAGATGACAATATCGGATAAGCAAACATCTGAAGCATTCATACTTTCTTTAGAGATTTGATAGGTATCCGACAACAGGATAGGGAAGGCATTCAAGTAGAAAAAATGTTCTAATGAGTATCCTTATTTAGCTTAAATTTAATTATAAACAACTGATACACAGTGATTTTATATTATTCTTAGATAATCATTCGTAATGAGTAAGTCGCGGGTTCGAGTCCCGCTTTCGGCTCCGACTTAAAACCGCTTATTCCATGGTGAATTAAGCGGTTTTTCTGTTTTCTATACTCATATTAAACACCCAGTACTATATTGGCGTCAATATTCAATTTCTGGCTGATTTCGCGGGCTACTTTCAAGGTCGGTTCACATTTACCGGAAATATAATCACTCAAGCGTGAAGGACTGACTCCGATTAATTTTGCTAAAGATTTCTGATTAAGTCCCATCTCATACATACGAAGTTTGAGGACATCAACCAGCGTTGGTTCTCCCAGTGCGAAATGCTCCTCAGAATAATCTGCAACGAGATTAGAAAGTAATTCTAACTCTATACTGTGAGGATTATCCAGAGGGGTTTCATCTGTAACCAGTGGAAGTAATTCCTCAACTCTTTTTACTGCCCAATCGTATTGAGCTTTTGTTTCTATCTTTGTCATGGCTCTTGGTTGATCGGTAATTGCCGATTCTGTTTAATTATAAAACTGAACAATCAGCTATCTTATCATACTCGGCATGAGTGCCTATAAAACGAATATAAACGAACTTTATAGTGAATTTTATCACTACAATCAGTCTGTAGCTATTGCCTTTGATATTGAATACATAATGTTGATTACCTATATTATCTACGCTATTAAAGGTCTTTTTTACGTCTGCAAAGCAAGTCCATTCGCTTCTTTTAACTATGGTAGTCCATTCTTGCAAAGCTACTTTTGCATCAGGATGCGCTTCTGCATATTCTTTTATAGCTTGTTCTGTAAATATTCTCATTAGATTCACTCGATTGTCATGTGGCAAAGATAAGAATAAAATTCTGATTTGTAAAATAAAATTCTATTATTTGGAATCATGGTAAGCACTTCTAAAACGCCTAAGCGTTTGCTTTCAAACGCAAGTGCATTTAAAGTAAAACGCCCTTGCGTTTTACCTAAAACGTAAAGGCGTTTAAGTTAAAACACAAAGGCGTTTTTTCAACCCTGTTTTAAAGGTTTGAAGTGTACTGAAAATAGTTGTCAGTTTGAAGATTAATTCCTGACAAAGTTGACAGGTTAAACATTATATTCCTAAAAAGGTTGTCAGTTCTGCAAAACTACAAC